TAAAAACGCAGCCAAATTGGTGCCGGTTGAGGACGATGCAACCCCCATCGACCCGATACAGGAGAACCAGAATCTCCTGACCATGAAGCCCGTTAAGGCTTTCCTAGAGCAGAACCACCAAGCTCATATTCAGGTACATATGTCTGCCATCCAGAATCCCCGGATTCAGGCAATGATGCAGCAAAACCCGCAGGCTCAGGCTATTTTTGCCTCAGCAATGGCTCATATAAACGAGCATGTGGCGTTCCAGTACAGGATAGAGATTGAGCAAGCTATGGGTATGTCTTTGCCCCCAATGGAGGACAAAAACAGCGACGAGCGCCAGAAAATCCCACCGCAGATTGCAGACCAGATTGCGGTATTGGCTGCTCAGGCGTCCCAGCAAATCCTCCAAAGGGATCAGCAACAAGCCCAGCAACAGGCGGCACAGCAGCAGATGCAAGACCCGGTGGTGCAGATGCATATGCAGGAGCTTCAGCTAAAACAGCAGGACTTGCAGCTTAAAGCCCAGAAACAGCAAATCGAGGCGGCGGCAAAGGCAGACCAAATCCGGGTGGAAGAAGCCCGTATCGCGGCGCAGAAAGAGATTGCAGCTATGCAGGTAGCAGCCACAGCTGCCGCAGCAAAAGACAAACTTGCCAAGCAGATGGAAGTTGAAGGTGTACGCATTGGTGTTGACGCGGCTAAACACCGCGCTCAAATGGCGATGCAGCGTGCTCAACGGGCGGCACAACAAAAGCCCGATAACAAACCGTCTAAAGGAGCTTGATGAACAATGAAATCCGAGCCTTGGCGCTCGTGCAACAGGAAATAGAAAAGATAAGGCAGGAGCAGACCGCATTTATTGCGGAAAGCCGAGCCGAAACATTTGATGAGTACAAAAAGGTCTGCGGGGTGATCCGGGGTTTAAACCTTGCAGATTCTGTTATTAACGACCTCGTGCAAAGGATGACAAATGATGACGACTGAGTTTGACCTAAAAGCGGTCGATTTATCCGGTATTTTGAACAAAACCACCGTTGATAAGGCAAAACAACTGCCAGACCCATCTACCTTTCATATTCTCGCGGTAGTGCCAGAAGCTATGGAAGAGTATGCCGACAGCGAAATTGGGTTGGTTAAGTCGGATAAAACCATGTATTATGAGGAAGTACTCACTCCTGTTCTATTCGTTGTAAAGCTTGGACCTGATTGTTATAAGGACAAAACCCGGTTCCCAAATGGACCGTCGTGCAAGGAGGGTGATTTTGTCATCGTCCGCCCCAATTCAGGCACCCGCCTGAAGATTCATGGTCGTGAATTCAGGATTATCAATGATGATTCTGTTGAAGCGGTTGTGGAAGACCCGCGTGGAATAACCCGCGCTGCATAAGGAGTAAATCATGCAAGAGCAAGTAAAAGGGGAAGAATACAAATTCCCGGACGAAGTGGAGCCTGAAATTGAGGCAAAGGTTGAGGTTGAAATAGAGGACGATACTCCTGAACCGGACCGAGGGCGCAAAACTGCTCCCCCACCGGAAGACCCGACCGATGAGGAATTGGCGTCCTATGACGACAAAGTTCAAGCCCGGATCAAGAAATTTACCCGTGGCTACCATGACGAACGTAGGGCTAAGGAAGAAGCTCTGCGGGAGCGGGAAGCAGCGGAAAACTATGCAAGGCAGGTTTTAGAGGAGAATAAAAAGCTCCAAAAACAGCTTGCAACCGGTAGCCAAGCATATATTGAGACCTCAAAGGTAGCCGCAGAAGCTGCGTTTAAAGCAGCCAAGCAGAAATACAAAGAGGCTTATGAAAGCGGCGATGCTGACGCTGTAGCGGACGCACAGGCGGAAATAACCAAAGCCACGCTGGCTATGGACAAAACCGAGAACATGCGCCCGATTGAGGTGGATGATAGGGAATTTACTCCAGCCAAACCCGAGCCGTCAAAACTCAGTCCCCGGACGCAGAAATGGCTTGATTCCAACAGTGATTGGTGGGGTCAGGACGAAGAAATGACTATGGCTGCGATGGGTATTGACAAGAAACTACAACGCGAGTATGGTCCAGATTATGTGGGTACTGAAGAGTATTTCCGCACCATCGATAAAACGATGCGCAAAAGATTTCCTGAGCATTTCGATGCTCAGAGCCATGAGGATGACGACCCTCCTCCAAAACAAAGGGCCGAACCGGCAGACGAGGATGAACCTCCGCGCCGTGCATCAAAAATATCTACGGTAGTAGCTCCGGCTTCCCGTAGTACCCCGCCTAACCGTATTCGGTTGAAGGCATCCGAAGCCGCGATAGCCAAGCGCCTTGGGGTCCCTTTAGACCTTTACGCCAAACAGGTTGCTCAACTGAAAAGAGGTGAATAATGGAACAGCAAAACACAGCACGTCAAAATCGTGCACCGCGTGAAACAGAAAACCGTCAGACGGAGTATCGCCCAACGGCGTGGCGTCCGCCTGAGACTTTGCCTTCGCCTGACAACCGTCCGGGCTGGAAGCATCGTTGGGTTCGCTTATCCACGCTTGGTGTAGCTGATGCCGGTAATATCTCTAGTAAGTTGCGTGAAGGATATGAACCCTGCAAAGCAGAGGATTATCCCGAACTTATGTTGCACGCTTCCACAGAAGGTCGTTTCAAGGGAAACATCGAAGTGGGCGGACTGTTGCTTTGCCGTATTCCCGAAGAGTTTTTGGAACAACGTATGAAATACTACGAAAACCAAAACCGTGCTCAGGTGGAATCAGTAGACAACAATTTCCTTCGTGAAAATGATCCTAGGATGCCTCTGTTCGCAGAGAAAAAATCCAAGGTCACTTTCGGTTCTGGTTCTTAATTTTATTGGAGCTTAACATGGCTTATCCCACCGTTAGCGCCCCATATGGATTCCGTCCCATCAATAGTATTGGTGGCACTCCGTATTCGGGTTCTACTCGCCTAGTGCCGATTGACTCCGGCGCTATGTATACCGGCGATCTCGTCGAAATGCTGTCTAGCGGCAAATGTAAAGTTGTTGCTGATGGTACCGCTGCCCCTCAAGCACTTGGTGTTTGTATGGGTGTTCAGTACACCAACTCATCGGGTCAAACCGTTCAAGCCCAGTACGCTCCGTCGTCTGGTGTGACCAACGCTGTTGCCTATGTGGTTGATGATCCCCGCGCCCTGTTCCAAGTGGCTGTTGTGTCTTCTGGCACGACTATCGCCTCCTTGGGTCGCACTGCTGTTGGTCAGAACACTTCGGTGATTCTGAACGCTGGCAATGCAAACACCGGCGATTCTGCTCAGGCTATTGACGACACTACCGCTACCACCAATACGCTACCCATTCGTATTGTGGACGTTGTGCCTGCAACTGCTACCGGCAGCGATGCGTATGTGGAGATGGTCGTCAAGATCAACACCCATACTTATAACAACACCACAGGCGTCTAAGGAGTAAATCATGGCAATTAGTCGCGCACAACTGCTCAAGGAATTGCTCCCCGGCCTGAATGCTTTGTTCGGCCTTGAGTACGCCAAGTATGGCGAAGAGCACAAGGAAATCTACGAAACCGAAACTTCGGAGCGTAGTTTTGAAGAGGAAACCAAGCTGTCTGGCTTCTCGGCTGCTCCAGTCAAGAACGAAGGCTCTGCGATTGCTTATGACAATGCGCAGGAAGCTTGGACCACCCGCTATAACCACGAAACCATTGCTCTGGGTTTCTCGGTGACCGAAGAGGCCATCGAAGACAACCTGTACGACAGCTTGTCTGCTCGTTACACCAAGGCTCTTGCCCGTGCTATGGCATACACCAAAGAAACTAAAGCTGCTGCTGTTCTTAACAACGGCTTTAACTCAGCTTATGCTGGCGGTGATGGTAAAGAGCTTTTTGCTACTGACCATCCTCTGGTTTCTGGTGGCACCAATAGTAATGAGCCTGCTACGGCTGCTGATCTTAACGAGACTTCTCTTGAAGCCGCTGTTATTCAGATCGCCGCTTGGACGGATGAGCGTGGTCTTCTGATCGCTGCTAAGCCCCGCAAGCTTATTATTCCTCCCGCACTCCAGTTCGTTGCTACCCGTCTCCTTGAGACTGAGCTTCGTGTTGGTACGGCGGATAACGACATCAACGCTATCAAGTCCAACGGATCTATTCCTGAGGGCTATGCCGTTAACCACTTCCTGACTGACACCGATGCTTGGTTCCTCACGACGGACGTACCTAACGGTCTGAAGCATTTTGTTCGTTCACCCATCAGCAACTCGATGGACGGCGACTTCGATACGGGCAACGTCCGTTACAAGAGCCGTGAGCGTTACAGCTTCGGATGGTCTGATCCTCTGGGGATGTACGGTAGCCCTGGAGCTGCCTAAAGATTGGGGGCCTTGTGCCCCCTTTCTTTTTGGTGTATTTTGCAGTTATACGTCTAGGAAATTTTTACTCGTACCGACTGGCCTAGCAGACGTTGTAGAGACGGTATGAGGATGTGCTACAACACGAAAGGAGCCTTAAATGGCTAATACTACCTTTAC